AACTGGATAGGAGTATCTAATCAAAAAGCAATAGAAACAGTATTAAATATACTAAAAGAAAAAGATAAAGAGATAAAGAAGAAAGATAAGATTATAGATTTATTAGTAAATAAGTTAAATCAAGGTTATAAAGTATTTGAAAATGGTGAAATAAAAGAAATTGTAGAAATATACGAAAAAATAAAAAGTACAAGTGACTTAAGAGGAATTGAATTAATAAAAGAATGTATAAAACAATACTTTGAAAGGAAAGCGACAAATGACGGTTAAGAGCGACAAAAATGTCGAAGAAAGGAAAATAGATAATGAATAGATGTATCAGTAAAAAAGAATATTTAAAAAAAGATAATAGCAATGTTAGATATGCCTTATATGCTCAAAACAACATAAAAAAAGATGATTATGCAAGACTTAATACAGGACAAATAGTAAAAATAATAGGAATAAGAGAAAATGAATTAAATAAAAAAGCTATCTATTTTAATATTTACAATGAAGATTGGTGTGATAGTGCTGCAGTAGAGAATTTTTCTGATAACATAATAGATTTAATAGAAGAAAATGACATAGTAGGGTATACAATTAATTATTTAAGTGAATTTAAAGTTGGTAGAGTTAAAAAATATAAAGATGCTAGAAGTGATAAACAATATCTAGGTGTTGAAGGTTTTGATATTACAAAAATGTATATAGAAGAAATATTAACTAAAGAGAAATATGAAAGAAATTGTTATAGATTGGAGAATAACTAATGTTAACAGACGAAGAAAAAGAACTAATACAAAAGATAAGAGCAGACTTAAGTGTATTAGACAATGCATTAAAGAAAAGGCTAGAAAATAAGGCTAGCAAAGCAGAAGTAACAAGAATTAGGATAAAAACAGAAGAAAGTTTTAACAAATTAAAAAATTATTATAAATAGGAGGTACAGATGATTAAAGAATTATTGGAACAAGCCGATAGTGTAATAGAAGAGATAAAAGACATAGAAAACAGATTAAAGAATATAGAAAAAAGAGAAAAAACAATAATAGGAGATTCTGTAACCGGAAGTGAGAAAGAATTTCCATACATAAAAAGAAATTTTAGAGTTAATGGCATAGACAATAAAGTATTTGGTAGTAAAACCAAAAGACAATATAAAAAAATGCTAAAAAGTAAGAAAAACAAATATGAAAAAATGATAAAGCAGATTGAATATGAATTAAATTATATAGAAGATTCTGAAATAAGAAGAATTATTCGATATAGATATTATGATAAATATAGTTGGATAAAAATACAAATAGAAATGGGATATAGAAGCGAAAATACTGCTAGAATGAAATTAAAAAGATTTTTTAAAAAAAATTAGCATTTGTGCGTTTTGTGCGATAAAAAGGCAGTAAAATGGTAGTAGGTAAAAAAGTAGTGCTAAGAAATTGGCAAGCCCAAACTACCATTTAATTATTGCTCATAGAAAATTAAATTGTCCTCTGAGAGAGTAAGTGTTTTAAATGCTTACTCTTTTATATTGCGCATTTAGAGAAACGGTTATCTCATTAGTCTCATAAGCTAAAGGTATTGGGTTCGACTCCCAAATGCGCAACCAATAAATAAAAAGAGGTAAGAATATGAAAGAAATTTTAGAAGAATACAAAAAAGAAATATGTAGTAGATGTAAAAACAAGTATACACAGTTATGTGAAATTAGGCAATGTGTAGATGGAACATTTAGATGTATTTATTATGAAAGAGAAGGAAAAGAGAATGACAAAAGGAAATTTAAAATTTAAGATTAATAATAAAAATTGGGAGATAAAAGAAATTTCACAAGAGCAAATGAGAGAACAGTTAAAACAACATAATGATAGAGTTGAGGAGTTTGGAAAATATTATGGATTAACATATGCAGATACACAAACTATTTATTTAGATAAAGATTTATGTATAGATAGAAAAAGAACAACTTTATTACATGAATTAGGACATTGTTATATTAATACATATATAACTCATTTAGATCAAAATTATAGTGAAGAAGATGTTGTAGATATAATTGCAAATTCACATGATATTATAAGAGAAATAGTAGATAAGTATTTTAATTAAGAAAGGAGCAATTTTATATGACAGAAGCACAAAAAAGATTTTGTGATGAATACCTGATAGATCTTAATGCAACGAGAGCATATAAAGTTGCATACAAACGTTGTAAAAAAGATGAAACAGCAAATGTAAATGGAAGTAAGTTACTAAGGAATACTAAGGTTAAGGAGTATATATTGCAAAAACAAGCAGAGATACAAAAAAGAACAGAAATAACACAAGACAGAGTATTAAAAGAATTGGCAAAAATTGCTTTTGGAGATATAAGGAAACTGTATACAGATAATGGAGCATTAAGAAACATAGTAGATTTAGAAGACGACATAGCAGGAGCAATATCTGGAGTAGAGACATTTGAAGAATATGAAGGAAGAGGAGCAGAAAGAGAATACATAGGAGATACTAAAAAGGTAAAAATGCTAGATAAAACTAAAGCATTAGAATTATTAGGAAAACATCTAGGTATGTTTAAAGAAACAAATATTAACATTAATACAAATTACGAAGAGTATTTAAAGCGAGTTGAGGGCAATGAGTATTAATACTAAAGCCTATATAGAAAACTATATAAAGATTAGAGATAAAAGAGGAAGAATAATATCTTTAATCTTAAATAAGCCTCAACTTAAATATTATAATGTAATCAAAAAACTACATGAAGAGAATAAACCTATTAGAATTATAATATTAAAATCTAGACAAATGGGATTTAGTACAGAAACAGAAGCTATTATAACTAAAAACACAACTACACACCATAATTATAGAGCAGGTATAATAGCACATAAAGAAACAAGTACAACTAATATATTTGAAATGTCTAAATTAATGATTAATTATTTACCAGATGCAATAAGACCAGCACAAAGAAAGTCTAATGCGAAAGAGCTAGTGTTTAATAATGATGAAGGAACAGGCTTAGATAGCAAAATTAAATGTATGACGGCTGGAGGAAAAGGAATAGGACGTTCTGATACATTTACAGCATTACATTTATCAGAACTAGCTTTCTGGGAAGGTGATAAAAAAGCAACAATGACTGGTTTATTACAAGCAGTACCTAATACACCAGAAAGTATGATAATAATAGAAAGTACAGCAAATGGCTATGAATATTTTAAAGAGATGTGGGATAGTGCAGTCGCAGGCGAAAACGACTTCTATCCTCTTTTTGTTGGCTGGAATGAATTAGATGAATATAGCATGCCTTACACAGGTTTTACCTTAACACAAGATGAAATAGATCTAAAAGAAAAATATCATCTTACATTAGAACAATTAACATGGCGCAGATGGTGTATTAAAAATAACTGTTCAAATGATATTAATCAATTCAAACAGGAATATCCTATATGTCCAGAAGAAGCATTTTTAAGCACAGGACATTGCTATTTTGATAAGCAAAATATAATAAATAGAATAAATACAGCACCAGAGCCATTAGTAAGAGGTAAATTTACTTGTTATTATGATGGAATAAGGATAAGAAATCAAAAGTTTTTGGAACAAGAAGAGGGAGAAATAAAGATATATGAATATCCAGAAAACAGAGTGCCTTATGTAATAGGAGGAGATACAGCAGGCGATGGTTCAGACTTCTTTACAGCGCATGTCATAAATAATATTACGGGCAAGCAAGTAGCTGTATTAAAACAACAATACAATGAAATAGAATACGTTAAACAAGTATATTGTTTAGGAATGTTTTACAATTGTGCATTAATAGGATTGGAAAATAACTTTTCTACATATCCTACGCAAAAGCTTATGGAACTTAATTATCCTAATCAATATGTAAGGAAAAAAGAAGATCAATATAATAATAAATATGAAAAGAGTTTTGGTTTTAAAACTACAACAATAACAAGACCTTATATATTAGGACAATTACAAGAGATAGTGCTTGATAGTATAGATGTAATACAAGACAAAGAAACATTAAGAGAAATGCTTACATTTATAGTAAATGAAAAAGGTAAAGCTGAAGCAGAAACAGGCTATCATGATGATTTAACAATGGGACTAGCAATAAGTTATAACATAAGAGAACAGCAAACTTTTAAGAAGTTTGAAAGAGAGTCTAAATATAAAGATATACAAGAACAAGTTAATAAGATATTTGGTAAAAATATAGATAATATAGAAGAGGACTATGGAGATGACATAGTTCCTTTTTAATTGGAGGTGAATTATGGAACTTATATATACAATTATAGCAATATTGTGCATGTGCTTAGGATTTTATGTTGGTTATAAAGTAGGAAAGGACAAAGAATTGCCTAAAGTACCCAAAGAAGTAAAACACCCTATAAAAACAATTAAAGACAATATAGAAAGCAATAGGGCAGAAAAGGAGCAAAATGAAAAATTGCAAGAATTACAAGATGATTTAGCAGAGCTTGATGCATACGATGGTGGTTTAGGAGTACCAGAAAGGAGAGAATAATGAAAAAGCAAAAAGAAACAAGTATAACTACAGTATGGCAAGAATATGAACGTGGCAAGAATTATAATTATCAGCAACAGCTATATGAAAAAAGTAAAAGAAATTATAACTTTTACCATGGAAAACAATGGGAAGGTGCTAAACTTTCTGGAATACAACCAATAACGTTAAACATGATTAAATCTATTTGTAAGTATAAACTTGGAGTAGTTAAGACTAATACATACCAAATATATTTCAATTCCGATACCTACAAAAGTCAAGAAGAAAGAGAAAAGCTAAAAGATATATGCGATATGCTTAATAGATATGCAAATAGAATTTGGGAGAAGACAAAAATAAATAAATTAATAAGAAATTGTATAAATGATGCCTGTATAGATAGTGAAGGTATCATTTATTTTTATGCAGATCCAGATGAAAATAGTAATGCTATTTATTGTGAACAAGTAAATAAAACCAATATCTATTATGGAAATGAAAATGAAGATGATATACAGAAACAGCCATATATTATTATTTCTTTTAGACGTACGGTAGAAGAAGTAAAAGAAGAGGCAAGACAAAATAAAGTAAGTGAAAAAGAAATAGAACTAATAACAGAAGACCAAGATATAGAAGAACAAGCAGGAAGAGATTTAAGAACTACAGAAATAGTTCCAATGTGTTTAGAATTATTAAAATTGTATAAAGGTAAAGATGGGAAGATATGGGCAAAGAAATGTACGAGATTAGCAACAATTATGAAAGACAGTTGCTTAGAGATAGACAGATATCCAGTAGCTCATATTTTATGGGAAAGAGTAAAAGGTTCAGCTAGAGGCCAAGGAGAAGTAGAAACGTTAATACCTAATCAAATAGAAGTAAATAAAACAGCCACTAGAAGAGCATTAGCTGTTAAGCTTGTAGCTTTTCCTAAATTAGTTGCAAACACTAAATATATATCTAATACTAAGGCATTAAGCAAGGTAGGTACAACTATAGAAGTAGATGAGCTAAATGCAGATGATGTAAACAAAGTAGTTAATTATTTAAAGCCAGCTAGCATTAGTTCAGATGCATATCAATTGCAAAAAGAGCTACAAGAAGAAACTCAAAATTTAGCAGGTGCTAGTGATACAGTTACAGGAAATGTAGATCCAACACAAGCAAGTGGTAAATCTATATTAGCAGTACAACAAGCATCACAGCAACCAATAAATGAGCAAGTAGAAGCTTATAAAGATTTTATAGAAGACATAGCTCTTATATGGTATGCAATGCTTAAAGCCAATAGTGTTAAAGGGATAGAGTTGGTAAAAGAAACAAAAGATTATACTACAAATACAACTTTAGAAGAAACATATAAGATGAGTTATAAGGAACTTAAGAAATATGATTTAGATATAAAGATAGAAACAACACCAAAATCTCCATTTGACAAGTATGCAATGGAAGTATCTTTAGAAAACTTATTAAATGCAGGACATATAAACTTTGAAGAATATGTAAATGCATTACCACAAGATTCAGCAATGCCAAGAGCAGAATTAAAACAAATATTAAAAGAAAGAGAAGAAAAAGAAAAAATCTTTAATGAAATAGAGAAAGCAGGAAATGCATTAAATAGTGCCATGCAACAAGTTATGGAACAACAAGAAATGAATAATGTAGAACAAACAGGAGTAACTCCAAAAGAGGCAAATATGGTAAATGTTAATCAATAAATAATAGTCAATTAATAGACAGTTTAAAGCTGTCTATTTTTTATGCAAGTTTAGTTTAACGGAAGAACAGCAGTCCACAAAACTGTTAGGTAGTGGTTCGAATCCATTAACTTGTGCCAAGTCGACGGACTGTAAACGGGAGGTACATATACCAGAATAATCAAAAATATGAAAATTAATAGTCGACGGACTTTAAATGGGAGGTACATATGCCGGGAGTAAACGAAGATATGAACTTAGAGGAAGAAGTATTAGTAAATCATGAAGATACGTCAAATGTAGATGTCCAAAATGATAATGATACGCAAGAACCTAAGGAAGAAGAAAAAACTTACACACAAGAGGAAATTGACAAAATTATAAGTCAAACTAAAGCTAAATTAGAAAGAAAACATCGTAAAGAAGAGGAAAGCAAATTAAGTAAATCTAAACAATTAGAAAGAACTATAAGAGTTGGACTTGGATTAACTGACGAAGATGATGTTTTAAGTAAGGTTAAATCTTTTTATGAAGAACAAGGAATAGATATTCCAGACATTAGTACAGAAAGTAATCGAGATGCAGAAATCCTAGGTAAAGCAGATGCTAATGAGATTATAGAAATGTACGACGAGAAAGATATTGAATCTAGGGCAAATGAACTAGCAACAAAACAGAAAAGAGGAAAAACTACTGCACGTGAAAATGCAGAGTTTTTTAGGTTAGGGGAATACCTAACAAACAAATTAAAAGAAAAAGAATTAAAAGAAAGCGGAGTAGATACAAGTATTTTACAAAATAAGGAGTTTAAAGCTTTTGCTAATAATTTTAAAACCGGGACAAAAATAAGTGAAGTCTACAAGATGTGGAAGAAGTTAAATGGAGAAAAAGAAGAAGCACCAAATAAACCTGCATCTACAGGAAGTTCACAATCTACAGTACCAGACAACAAAGATAAAGAGTTTTATACCCCAGAAGAGGTAGATAAATTATCTAGCAAAGACTTAGATAATCCTACTATTTGGAAACGTGTAAGAGAAAGTATGAAACTTTGGAAATAAGAAAGGAGAAAAACATGAGTTACGCAAATTTTAAATCAACTGTATGGTCAAAATACATACAATTAGAATTACCAAAATTTACAGTATTTAAACAAGACTGTGACTATAAATTTGAAAGTGAGGCAGGACAAGGAAAAAGAGTTAAAATACAAAACTCTGGTAGACCAACTATTAAGAAATATATTCCTGGTAAAGATATAGATGCACCAGAAAATGTTGATGGAACATCATCATATTTAGATATTGATCAATTCGATTATTTTAATTATGGAATGGATAATATCGACAAGGCGCAAGCTCAAGAAGGTGTAATGGAAGCATTACAAACAGAAACAACAAGAGCTTTAGCAGAACAAGAAGATATATTCTGTGCTACACAAATGGCAAAAAATGCAGGATATAAAACAGCGTCTACTAAAATAAGCGATGAAGCATCAGCTAAGAAAGCTGTTGACGATTTATTTGTTAAATTATGGAATAATGGAGTATCTACAAAAGATGATGTTACTATGTATTTAACGCCATGGTTCTATATGTTATTCCAAAATAGATTAATAGAATTAAAAACTAATAATGATTCTTTAATCTCAAAAGGTGTATTAGGATTATATAACAATGCCAAAATCAAAATGACAAATAATGCTTATAACGATGGAACAGATGATTATATTATCTTAAAAACATCAAAAGCTTTTGCATATTGTAATGGTATTGATAAATTAAAACCATATGAACCAGAAAAAGGATTTGCAGAAGCAATAAAAGGATTAAATACATATGGTGGAAAAATGATAAGACCAAAAGAATGTGCGGTTTTAAAATGCCATCAATAAAATATAAGAAAGGAGAAAAGTAAATGGCAATAGCAGAAATTAAAAATGTTGAATTAGTTAGAAATGAAGCTAAAGAATTAGTAACAGCAGTTGCAGTTGATGCATCTGCTGGAGCTAAAGTAAATTATACTAATAAAAGTTGTGGAAAAATTTTACTATTATTAACAAATAGCAATTCAGCAACTAAAAAAGCTACTATATTGAAAGGAAATGCATTACAAGGAGTAGAAGATTTAGAAATATCTATTCCTACAAATAAGACATATGCAATAGTGGTGGAATCTGGAAAATTCATGAATGTATCTGGACCAAATAAAGGACATGTAATAATTAAGGGAGAAACAGCAGATATAAAAATACAAGCTGTAGAATTACCTTAATTTTAGAGGGATTTAGATTCCCTCTTTTTTATATCAAGTTAAAGGAATGGGCAGTTCGATTCTGCCAAACTTGGGAGGAATTAATATGACATATGGAGAATGTAAAAGACAAATACTAGCTTTAATAGAAGAGTATTCACCTAATGTAGATAATTATACAGAAGATGAAGATATTGCTATAAGAATGCCTTTTTTAATAGATTTAGCATATCAAGAATTAGCTCAGAACAAAAAAATAATTGCAACTAAAATATATCCAGAAATTGCAGATGAAAATAAATCAGATAGATTCACTGCATATATGTTGCCAAGCGATTTATATCAGGCTAAGAATATATATTTATTAGACAAAGATAATAAAAAAACAAATTCAAATTATTACTTGATGGGAAAAAATAAAATATATATCAATGATAAGAATCATGGTCAAACAGTATTAGAATATTATAAATATCCAACAGTAATTAATGAAAGAACAAAAGACAGTTTCTATTTAGAGATAGACCAAGACGTACAAAGTATTTTACCGTATAAAGTAGCAAACGACATATTAGTAACAGATCCATCAGCTAATTATACAGCTTTTGCAACAGAGTATCAAAGAAAATTACAATTGCTAGATACTAGAAAAAACATACCTAGTGTTAATTTAAAAGAATATGAGCCAGATGAAAACGAAGGAGAATTTGACATATAGGAGGAATTGTATGGCAACAGGAATAAAACGAATATATACAGACTTTAAAGGTGTTGACTTTCTGCAAGAAGCTAGTTTGGTTAATATAACTAGAAGTCCAGACGCTCTTAATGTTTGGAAAAATTATGAAGATACACAGGGGGCTTGTATAGAAACAAGACCAGGCTACAGAAAGTTGGCACAAATAGGTAAAGGACCAATATTAGGAATATATGTATATAGTAATTCAATAGCTATAATACATTCTGGAAATAAACTATATGAATGGAACAATTTTCCTAATTGTCCAGAAAATAGCAATATAAAAGAAATATATTCAGAAATGAATGATATAAAGTCTTATTATAATAAAATAGGTGAAAAGCTCTATATAAACGATGGAAAAACATATTTAGTATATTATTCTGGTAACTGTAAGAAAGTTATTGACGATGAACCATTTATTCCCACTACTACAATTAGTAGAACGGCAGGAAATATTGGAGGAGGAGAAGGCCTACAAGATATAAACATATTGACGTCTAAAAGAACAAATTCTTTTGTAGGTGATGGAAAGAATAAAATCTTTTACTTAGATGCAACAGAAATAGATTCTGAATTAGTGACAGCTATAGTAAATGATGTCGAGATGGAAGAAGAAATAAATTTTATAGTAGACAGAGTTGCAGGCAAAGTAACTTTTAAAGAGATACCACCAGAGCCTAATTTGAGAGGTCAAGACAATGTATTTATAACATTTTCTAAAACAATCGAAGGATATACAGATAGAATCAATAAATGTAAACAAGCGTTATTATTTGATAATAGATTATTTTTTACAGGTAATCCAGAATATCCTAATGCAGTATTTCATGCAGAATTAAATAATCCACAATATATATCAGATTTAAGTTACTATGAAGATGGTGCAGGCGATTCACAAATAACAGGAATGACAGTAGGGAATAATATCTTATGGATCTTTAAAAATCTAGACCAAAATAATGCAAATGTATTTTATCATGAACCAACTTTGGATACAGAAGCAGGAAAGATATATCCAAGTAAACAAGGAAATGTAAGCATAGGTTGCTATGCTGGAAGTGCTAATTTTCAAGATGATATTGTTTATCTTAGCAGATATGGATTAGAAGGTATAACAACGGAAAAAATCGATAGTAGACAAGTAATAGCACACAGAAGCACCTTAGTTGATGTTAAAATGACCAATGAAAATAACTACAAAGAAGCTTGTATGACTATTTGGAAAGGCTATTTATGTATATTAGTTGATGGAAGAATTTACCTGGCAGACAGTAGACAGAAATATGCTAATTTAAATAGTTTTGAATATGAATGGTTTTATTGGGATTTAAGTAGTGCTAAAGCTAATATATTAAAAGAATATGATGATATTTTATACATAGGAGCCAAAGATGGCTCTATTTTTATTGTTGATGGAAATAACGATAATGGAAATACGATAATTAGTTATTGGACTACTCCTATGGATAATTTTGGATATGATAATCAATTAAAAACTACAAATAAACGTGGGGGAATAACAAAAATAAAAACAATCCAAAATGGTAGAGTTAAATTAGCAAGAAGAACCGACAAGTCAGAAGATTATAAATATACAACAGAGAAATCTTCTAATGGATTTAGCTTTAAAAATATTAATTTTGCAAATTTTAGTTTTGTTACAACCAATAAATCATATATGATTTATAAAATTAAAGAGAAGAAGATAAACGAACTATCTCTTAAATTTTATAGTGATGAAAAAGACAAGCCATTTGGTCTGTATAGTGCAACTATAGAGGCATTTGTGGGTGGATATATAAAGAAATGAGGTGATAACTAGTGAGTTTACCAAAATGTACAGTACAAACTAATAATATTCAAAATTTACCAGATTCTCCAACGCAATCTCCACAAGAATTGAAAGAGATATTTGATAAAAGTGGAGAAGATATAAAGAATTATATAAATGAAGGATTAATACCAAAGATAGAGGAAGAAGAAGAGAATGGGCAAGAAGCTATAAAAAAATTGATAATCAAAACTTATAAATATAATGCGAAGGCATTGGCAGATATAGAAGAAACAGAAGATTATACAATACCATCTATATATAATGTTAATACGCATGGACTTGATGTGTATTATGAAGGAAATCTGTTAGCTTTAAATGAACATTATACAGAAAGAGGTACAGGAAAAAGCGATAAGATAAGATTTAACTTTAAAGTACCAAAAGATAGTGTATTAACATTTGTAATAAGAAAATAAGTAGAAAGTAGGTGAAGAATGTGGCAAGCGGATATGAAGACATAGATAGTTTAGTAAATCAGCAAAATAATCTATTGCAACAGCAAGAACAAAAACAAAACGAAATAATTAATCAACAAACTCAAATGCAAGTTGACGAATTAAATAGAGAAAAAGAAAAATTAGATAGAGAAACAAGCAAAACAACACAAGGGTTATATTCTAATTACCAAAAACAAGCAAATCAATATGGAGCCGGAATGGAACAACTTGCAATGCAAGGTTTAGGAAACTCAGGATATGCAGAAACAACGAGAACATCTTTATATAATGCATATCAAAAGAGTGTTACAGATACGTTAAATAAGTCTAATGAGTTGCAAGCAGACTATAACTTAAAAATACAACAGGCGCGTCAAAATGGAAGTATTCAGCAAGCACAAAGTGCACTTGAATTATATGCACAAAAAATGCAGTTGCTAACACAAAACTATCAATTAAGACAGAACAGAGAACAATACTTATATCAACAACAAAGAGACCAAATATCAGACCAACAATGGCAAAAATCATTTGATGAGCAAGTACGACAAAGAGAATTAGAAAATCAATGGAAGCAAAAACAATGGGATTATCAACAACAAAGAGATAAAGTAGCAGATTCACAATGGCAACAACAATTTAATCTTCAAAAAAAAATCTAGCTAGAAGTTCTTCACGTAGCAAATCGGGGAGTGGATTAAAAGTAAATATGGAAGATACAAATAATAATTCAAATACTAATAATAGACCATCAGCAGAAGAAGTTGTTAATAATATAAAAATTGTAAATAAACAAGGTCCAGGTTTAAGTGCATATGTTATAGATGGATTAACAGGTAAAAAATATAATAAAGCTGAAGAAATATTAAAAGCATATGGGATAGGTTATGAATAGGAGGAAATCATGGGTTGGGTATATTTAGATGAAATAAAGGATAAAGAGAAAAGAAAAAAATTAGAGGAAAAATATGACCAACATATAAAAAAAGTAGAAGACAATAGAAAATCATACTTACAGAAAACAGGTTTAGACAAAATCTATAATAGAGATTATAGTAACTCACATGATGGATTTAATACAGCTGGTATGAATGACTTCGCGGTAAAGCCTTCCGTGTGGGAACAAGTGAAAACGACTGCAAGTAATATGCTAGGCAATGTAGGATATGGAATTGGAAATGGATTAATAGGATTTACTCAAAATGAAATGAGAAATCAAACTAGTTTTAAAACTCTAAAATCCTTAGGTGATACAATGTTAAATAATACATTGTTAGGATTACCAAAGGGACTAGGAAATTTAGGAAAATCCATAGATGCCACATTGAAGAAAAATGAAAATTATCAAAATGCCAAAAATATCCTAAATACAACAATAGAAAATAATAAGAATGCTATTATCAATCCAATAAATGAAAAATTACAAAAACAAGAAGATATAAATAATGAAAGAATAAGACAAAATACAATAGAAACAACAAATCCAATAGGAAGAAAGTTAGTAGAATTAGCTCCGTCAATTGGGCAAATGCTTCCATCAGCAATACCTGGAGCTGGAACATTATATTCAGTTGGCTCTGCTACAGATAGCTATTATGATGAAGCTAAAGCTAGAGGTATGAATGAAGAACAAGCTAGTACATATAGTCAACTTATGGGTGTGGTAGAAGGTTTAACAGAGCAAATTGGAGTCGGAAGATTTGTTAAAGGTGGAAAAGTTGCTAAGAGTAGTATGAGTAAAGCCTTCAGAGAGTTGGGAATAGGTATGACTGATAATTTTATACAAGAAGGAATAATTGAACCAATATCAGAATTAACTACTAAAGTGACAGCTGGTGACGAGTTCTTAAAACACGACTATAGAACAATAGAAGGGTGGAAAGAGTTAGGTTCAGATATGCTTAATTCAGCTATAGATGGTGCTTTAGTTGGAGGAATAGTAGGTAGTGCTTCTTTGGGGATTGGTAAAGCAAGTAATCTTGTTGATAAAATGAAAAAAGGCTATATTCCAACTTCAAGTGACGTACGAGAAACATTTAATGAAGCAAGAAAAAATGGTGTTGATGTAGATGGAATTATTCAAGAAGAATTAAAAAGCAGAATATCCCAACCAACAGAAAATACTAGACAAAATAAAAATCAAGTAGTAACTTCACAACAAGATATAGCTAATAAAATAAATGAAATAGTAAAAAATGATAAATATTTATCACCAGAAGATAAACAATCCATGATTTATGCTACAAATGATTTAGCATCAAAAAATCAATTAGATAATAATAATACATTAGATGCAATTAATCAAATTAAACAAATGTCACAATTATCACAAGAAAATAGCGACAAATTAGATATTGGTAAGAAATATTTATCTGGAAGAAAAGAGATATATAATAAGTATAGAAATATAACTAATTATGATAATGTCATTGTAGAGCAAGCAAAAGAAGTTATAGCTCCAAATAAACAAGGAAAAAGAACTAAAGACCAATGGTTAGATGTGGCTAAATATATAGGAACTAATATAGCAAATAGACCAAATTCAGAGATACAGAGAATTGCATATAAAAGTTGGCAAGAAGAAACTCCAAATAATACAGGAACATTAAACAGACAAGGACAGAAATATGTAAAATTTATGCCAGATGATTGGATAGATACTATATATGATTCTGTAGAAAAACAAAGACAAAAGAGTGGTTATGTTGCAAAGAATGATACAATTAATGCTTTAGATAACTTATATAAAGAATATATGAACAATCAAACAGCTCAAAATAATATTGATACATCATCTATGAATTTAATAGATAGTGCAAAAGCATATAATCTAAATGGCAATGACGAAACAATACAAAGTATAAATCAAAAATTACATGATAGAGGAATAACAAGCAGATTTGATGAAAATTTATTTAAAGATTCAAATGGAAAAGTTAGAACAGATGTTAATGCTTTATGGAGGAATACTATAGATGAAAAAGGAAATACGCAAAGAGAAGTGATATTTAATCCTAGAGCAGATACCAACAAAACACTGCAACAAGTATATATACATGAAATGTTACATGATATGACTGGAACAAAAGAATTTGAAGATTTGTCAAAATTGATACTAGATAAAAACAGCAATAGAGAAGGTTATAGTGAGGCAAGAAGTAATCTTGAAGAAATGTATTCACAAGTATATGATAAAAATAGCAAAGAATTTAAAAGTTTGATAAATGAAGAAGAGATAGCAGATACATTAGCACAAAAACTAGGAGACCAAGAGTTTATTAATTCTTTAAATAAAGAAAAGCCTAATGTATTTAAGAGAATATATAATTGGGTAGTAGATAAATTAAATAAATTCACAGGAAGTAAAAATGAAAAGATTTATTGGGAAGATGTAAAAAATAAATTTGAAAGTGCTTATAGACAAGAGTATCAAGGAAATAATAATAATATTCAAAGTAAACTTTCTTTTACAGGTAGAAATTCTAACAATACTAATACAGTTCATTTAGAGAGAGAGAAAGACAAAATAGTTGAAAATGCTTCAAATAAATTATATAATAACAGAAGAGGTGGAGTGAATGGAAAACAAGAAAATCAACAAAATGACAGACGAAGAGTTCAGGGACTTCTTGAAATATACGAAAAAGGGCAAAGAGATGAAAACACAGATTATGAAAAATTATACGGAATTAAAGCAAATGAACAAGTCACAGAAAAAGAAGTAAAAGAAAGCATTATAAAATATGCAAATAAATATCAAAAAAAGAATTTATCAGCAGATGAAAGGCAATTAAAAGACATAATTAATAACTTAAATGGAAATGTTGTTTTTTATGAATATGGAAAAGAAAATTATTTTCAAGGGTTATCTGATAAGAATACATTTTATATTGATACTAAAGGAAATGAAAATACTAAAAATATTTTCTATCATGAAATAGTTCATTTCTTGAGACAAAACAATAATGAAATATATGTTAAAGAAATTCAACCAATTGTAGATAAAATAGCTTATGATTTTGATTATCAAGAAGCTATTTTTAATTATGCTAAATCATCTGGTGACTTATTTAATGTAAATGATTTAAACGGAAGCAAACAAAAAATATTAGCAGAAGAAGTTATAGCTGACCAAGTAGCAAGTATATATGGAGATTTAAAAGCAGATTATGGAGTTCCTAAAAATTTGATAGATGATATAAAAAAATCAATGAATAAAATATTAAACAGAACATCAAATGGTGTTACTAATACTAGACAATCTATAGAACAACCAGGAGCATGGCAATCATTCCTAGAAAATCAAATAGGCCCAACAGGTAAAGGTAAAACAGTTCAAGAATTAAGATTACCTACAAAGGAAAACTGGGATATAGTTAAAAGTCAAAATATAATAAACCAAAACAATAAAGAAAGACTAAAAGACATAGGTATAACAGAAAATAATGACCTAATAACCAATAACAATGATGAAGACGTAGGAGAAGAAAAAATAGCTCAAATTTTAGAAGAAATGCCATCAAAAGAAAAAGAAAAAAGTAGAGTATTAGCTATATTTAAAGCTAATGTTTTTGACAAAGGAATTGTATTTGAAGAATTATCAAGAAAAACTAAAAATCGAGAGTTGCAAGGAAAATGGGATTATACTTTAACTGCTAGCGCTAGAGGTCAAAATGCAATTGGTATGCCTAGATATGAATTTGATAGTAAAACAAAGACTCAAAAATTGATAAGCAAAAGTTTAGAAAGCATAAGAGAAGAAGTTGGAAGTAATGCTACTGAATTTAATAAGTATATGTATCATCAATTAAATATAGATAGAATGACGTTAGAAGAAAGATTTGGTGGGGATACAGGACTGAATTATGAAAGGAAAAATCCTGTTAAGAATAAACCTGTTTTTTCAAATGAAATAACAGCTGAAATATCTAAAAAAATAGTAGATAAGTATGAGGAAAAGAACCCTAAGTTTAAAGAATGGGCAAAAGATGTTTATGATTTCCTAGATGCAAATACACAAGAATTAGTAAAGTCAGGAGTAATATCAGAAGATACTAGACAGCTATTTAAAGAAATGTATCCGCACTATGTTCCTATATCAAGAGTGAATAATAAAGGAAATGCAATAGCAGTACCTTTAGATACAAGGAAAACTGGAGTAAATAGTCCGATAAAAAGAGCTAAAGGTGGAAACCAAGATATTTTGCCATTATTTGAAACAATGGCAAATAGAACTTTGCAAACATATAGTTCAAGTGCTAGAAATAATTTTGGAGTAGAGTTATTACATACTTTGCAAACAGTTCAAACAGCAGAAAATATAGATGTGTCTAATATTATAGAAGAGCTTACTAATTCAGATAATAACGAATTACTAAAAGAAGGAAATAAAACAACTCCTCCAACTTTTACTGTTTTTGAAAATGGAGAAAAAGTTACTTTCGAAATAAGTAAAGATATGTTAGATGCCTTAAAACCTGTTAGTGAAGGCTTAGCAATCAAAATTAAAGCATTAAATAAAATTAGTAATTTTAGAAGAGGTGTTTTAACAGAATACAACCCTATATTTATGGTAACTAATTCGCTAAAAGATATTCAAGATATAGTTGGAAACTCGCAACATACTATAAAAACAATTTCTAAATTACCAGAAGCATATAGTCAGATAATAGACAAAGGCTATTGGTATAATGAGTATATACAGAATGGTGGAGAGCAAAATAGCTATTTTAACTCTAATGATGGTTCATTTGAAAATGATAGAAAAGTTAGTATGAGCAAGAATATAGCTACAATGCCACTTCGAGCAATTAGTAAAGTAAATAACATTATAGAGATGTCACCAAGACTAGCAGAATATATTGCAAGTAGAGAAGAAGGCCGAAGTGTAGAAACATCTATGCTAGATGCAGCAAGGGTAACAACGAATTTCAAAGCAGGAGGAAATGTTACAAAGTTTCTGAATAGAAATGGAGCAACATTCTTAAATGCTTCTGTTCAAGGAGCAATGCAACAAGTAAGAAATATTCAAGAAGCAAAAATAAAGGGCCTAAAGGGATGGACAGTTTTAGCTTGTAAGTATGCTGTTTCAGCTTTACCAGTTATATTATTAAATAACATTTTATGGAAGGACGATAAAGACTATCAAGAATTACAAGATTATGTTAAAGATAATTATTATTGTATAGCTAAATATGGTGATGGTAAATTTATACGAATACCAAAAGGAAGAACTACAGCCACTATTCAAAAAATAGTTTCAAATACCAGTGAATATTTAACAGAAGACAAACAAATAAATATAGACAATTTATCTAAAGACTTTTGGGAAGATTTACAATTTACTATGGATAATTTAGCACCTAATAATCCATTAGATAATAATATTATATCTCCAATTATACAAGCAGTAACAAATACAAGTTGGTATGGAGAAGATATTGTTCCAAGTAGATTACAAAATAAACCTGTGGTAGAACAATATGACGAATCTACAGATAAATTAAGTAAATGGTTAGGCGAAAAGTTAAATGTTAGTCCATATAAAATTAATTACTTATTAGATCAATACGGAGGTGGTATTAGTGATGTAGTATTACCAATGTTAACACCTCAAGCCGAAAATAATATTATAGAAGATAAATTTACAACAGATTCAGTAATGAAGAGTAAATATCCTGGTGAATTTTTTGAGAAAAACGAGAAATTAAATATTTTAGCTAATAGTGATAAAGCAAGTGATTTAGACAAAATTAAAAATAAATACATGGAAGATATCTCTGGAGAAATGAATAAATTGTATCAACAAAAAAGAAAAATTGAAAACTCAGATTTGAAAGATGAAACAAAGAAAGAACAGCTTAAAGCAGTACAAAAAGAAATAAATAATTTAGCTAAAAAAGGAGTAGAAGAAGTAGAATTTGCTAAAGTAAAAGATTTAACAGCAGAAGCAGGAGAAGAAAAATATTATAAATATCATGGTGAATGGACAAAGCTTGATGATGATGAAAAAGAAAAAACACAAAATATATCTTTAGAGTCATATGCAGATTTTAAAAACAAAATATATTATGAAACTCAAAGGCAAAAAGACTCCGGTGAACTAGAAGAAGATAAACAATTAAAAAATACTACGAAATCTAAGATATTATTAGATTCTAAATATTCAGATAAAGATAAATTAGAATTGTATAAGAATTATATATCCAGTACAGACAAAAAGGTATCAGTAGCAGTTGAAAAGTTAGGAATGCCTATAAATGTATATCTAGATTATAAAAGCAATAAGTTTGAAAATGATAAAGACGAAGATGGCGAAACAATTAGTGGAACTAAAAGGGATAAAGTTTATAATTATGTGAATAATTTAAAAGATGTTGACTTAATATATAAATCCTTAATAATAAAAATGTCAGATATTAATGATCCATATGCAGATAAAGCCATTGTAGATAATGTGAACAAAAATAAAGATATTAATAGTGAAGAAAGAATAGATATATTAAAAACTTTAGGATTTAAAGTTGACAAATATGGAAACGTTGAAAATTTAATTTTTATCCCTATACGTTCAAGAATAAAATAATATTGAAAATAGAAAATATTAGTGATATGATGTTTTAGGGGGATGAAATATGAAGAAAAAAGTCGTATTGATAATATTTGTGATAATTGCATTAATAAAACCGTGTTCATTAGCACACTCAGGAAGAACAGATGGATATGGTGGTCACTACAATCGTTCAACTGGAACATATCATTATCATACTGGAGCTTATTCTGGAGAATATACAGCACCTGTTGAAGAAGGTGGAATAAGAATAGATAAAAATAAATATGCGAGCCAAAGTAACTCAGAGACAAAATTAAAGGTGAATATGAATGATACTAGGGATTTTAATGCTATTACAGAAGAAAATGATAGATTAAAAACTGAGGTTGAAACAAAAAGAAACTCTATAAATAATATGAATAATAAAATAAAAGAACAGGAAGCTAAAATAGGAGAATTAGAAGATAGTAAAACATGGCTACATATAATATATATTACAATAATAATTATAATGCTTATTTATGGATATAAGCATTTAGAATAAATTTAGAGCACTTATTTAAGTGCTCTTTTATAATGGAGAAAAAATGAAAGATCAAGTAATAAGAAAAGTAAGTAGGCAAGATGGTGGAATACCACAAACAATACAACAATTAATTAGAAAATATAGTTTAGATACTATGTGGGATAATATACAGACAGGAACAATAAATGCAGATAGAATTAAGACTGGCAGTATAAATGCCAATTTAATTAAATCTGGAACCATGACAGCGGATAGAATTAAAGGTGGTACTTTAATTCTAGGTGGAGAAAATGATGTTAATGGTTCTATGCAAATAAAAGATGCATTTGGGAACAATTTAGTTTCAATTGGAGAAGAAGGAATAAAACTTGAAAATGGAACACAATTAATTACTGAAGATGGAATTTTAAGTGTTATACAGTTTGGTAAATATGAATGGGGAAAAGTTGGCTTTAGTGCAGACCCCTCAAGCAATACTATGTGGAAAATGACTTATAAAATTCCTGTATATATTCCAAAAGGATATACTATATTAGATGCAAGAGTTGTTTTAATGCACTCACCAATTAAATGGAGTGGATATGGAAAAAGTGGCTGGGGATATTGTAGAAATTTAAAATTATATAAAAATGAACAATCATCAGATTGGTATGAAGAATTGGTATTAGATTCTGAAGGATTTACTGATGAAGAATACTATACAAACGAAATAGAAAAAGCTTTTGGTAATAGTGGATTTTTGCCATCTGTTCCATCAAATGAACTGCATAAAGTTGAAACAGTTATTAGTAGCAATATTGCTAGACACTTAGTAACTGATAAACGTATTACACTTCAAATACATTCAGCTGATAATCCACCTGAGTTTAATATTGATGTAGGAGATGTGTATAGTTCAAAATGTTTAAATAACACAGGAAATTGCATAGCTTTATTAACAGTAATAGGTTTTTATAAAGGAGGTAAGTGATGGACATTGAATTTACTAGAGGTGATACTCAATTTTTTAAGTTTCAAATTAAAGATGGCGAAGGAAATCCAATCCAATTAACTAGCGAAGACAAAGTTTATTTTACAGTTAAGCAAAATGCTAATAGTGAATATATATTAATTCAAAAGAGATATTCAGATGACATTCAATATTCTGAAGGGTATTTTAATTTTGTTTTAAATTCAGAGGATACTTCCGATTTAGCTTATGGAACATACAATTATGATATAGAATTAAAATCGGGTGATTATGTTAAAACGTTGGGGCAAGGAACTATTACATTAACAGAAGAAATTACTTTTAGGAGTGATGAATAATATGAATGAAATAAATGATTTAATAAATTCAGATATAGAAACTAGAGAAATAACAGATTTAAGCAGTAGTGAATATGAGAATTATAGTGTTAGTGATTTAATCAATATTCCATTGATTGTTGGACCACAAGGACCACCAAATGTTTTAAGTATTGGAGAAGTAAAGACTGGAGAAAAGTCAGCTGTAGCTATAAGAGGAAATTCACCAAATCAAATCTTAGATTTTACTCTGGAAAAAGGTGATAAAGGAGAAATTGGAGAAAGTGGAGTATATATTGGAGATACTGAACCAATTGATGAAGTAATAAAAGTATGGTTGCAACCAGATGGTAAAGGGTCTAATATCTTGAAAATAAGAAATAGTGAAGGTGAATTTAAAGGTGTTTTAAGCATTAAAGGAGATCAAGGAATACCTGGAGAAAATGGAGCAAATGGAAGTCCAGGACCTGCTAACACACTAACAATAGGAACTGTTAAAAGTGGAGATACTCCAAGTGCAACAATAACAGGAGAATCTCCTAATCAAGTTTTAAATTTAATTTTAGTCAAAGGAGATAAAGGAGATGTCGGACCAGAAGGACAAGAAGGTCCACCAGGGACACCAGCAAAGAATTATATAATTAAAACTACTAGTAGAGTAGTAGAAACAGCAATAGAACAAAATACGAATTATGAAGTACCTACTTATGAAGTAGGTACTAATTCTTTGTCTGTTTATTTTGAAGGATCTAAATTAATAAAAGATTTAAATTACATAGAAATAGACACAACACATATACAATTCAAAGATTGGGAAGTACCAGTAGGAAGTAATTTAGAAATAATAACAAGAAGGGAGGAAAAATAATGAGTGAACCATTAATTTTAACCTTAAAAAAGGAATTAGAAAAAAGAAAAACAAATATGACAATAGAAACTAATGCAGATAGAAATTATAGTCATACTGGTGGAAATCAATATTTGCAAGAGCCAATACAATTTCAAGTAAGTAGAGGGAATGCAAATGAAAAGCTAACATTGACAACTAATGGAATAAAAATAGGAGCAGGAATAAATCACATAAATGTTAAAGGAACAGTTTCTGTACTGCATAAGGAAAGTGATGGACGTAATGCATTTATATACATAAGAAAAAATGGTATAAAAATGACAGAAATTCAACATAGATTACAAAATATGAATGAAGCTTATAATATGTCTACATTTTATAATTATATGGAAGTAAAAGAGGGAGATTTAATCCAATTGTATATAGCTTTAGATAATGCAAATTTTACAATTAAAGGTTTAAATAAAATATCTGCAACACAACTATATGTAGAAGTAGTAGACTAAGGAGGAGCTATGGAAAACAAAGAAGATAACTTCGAAATACAAGTTCTTACTAGATTAGCAGTAATTGAAAGTAAACTAGATGATTACAAAAAAATAGAAGATATAACATATAGAGCTTACAATAATGCTAAAGAAAATACAAAAGATATAAATAATATAAAAGAAAATATAACATCTTTAGAGAAAGACGTAGAAGCTATAAAAGAGCAACCAAGGCAAAGATGGTTTAATTTAGTAGGAAATATAATATCTATTGTAATAACAGCAATAGTAACATTTATATTAGCAAAAATAGGAATTTAATAAAGGAGTGATAATATGCTAAACAATAAAATTTATGACATATTAAAATATATAGCACAAATCGTGTTGCCAGCTTTAGCAACCCTGTATTTAGCATTAGCAGGTATATGGAATTTACCTTATGGAGAAGCAATATCTGGAACAGTAATGGCTATAGATACATTTTTAGGCGCAATCTTAATGCTTTCTAGCACGAAATATAATAAGAAGGGGGAATAGTATATGGCAACTAACATACCATTAACAGGAGATTTTAGAGTAACTTGTGAATTTAAAAGAAAAGGAAATTGGGCAGCAGGTTGGCATACGGGAATAGATTTAGTCGGAGATGAAAAGATCTATTCTAGCTGTAATGGAACTGTAACTAGAACTGGATGGGATAATTCTTATGGCAATTTTGTAGTTGTAAAAAACAATGAAGATGGTAGATACCATTGGTTTTGTCATTTGGCTAAAATTAATGTATCAAAAGGTACTAAAGTATCAAGAACTAGTGTAATAGGAGTTATGGGTTCGACTGGTAATTCTACAGGAAAGCATTTACATTTTGAAATAAGAAATGCAAGTAATAAATATGCAGACAATAGCAATCCAGCAGATTATATGGGAATACCAAATAGAGTGGGAAACTATAATAGTAAGAATTATCAAATAAGAAATTCTAACTCGAACGAGCTAAAAACATTAGCTAGAAATACTAATTTAAGAAGTGCACCAACAACAAGTGCTAGTAAAGTATTATATCTAGCTAATACAACATTATATGTGTTAGAAAAAAATGTAGCAAAAGCAGATGGATATACATGGGATAAAGTAAAAATAAGAGTAAATGGAAAAATAGGATATATGATAAATCAAAATTATAAATAATAAAGTTAGAAGAGGTGTAGTGTAATGTTTATGCTACACCTATTTTTGAGCATAATAAAACAGATAATTGACATTTAATAAAATTATGAATATAATATAGTAAATTAAAATATATTTAAAGTATATTTTAAAAAGGAGGAGATACTATGTATGGAAAATGGATGGAAGATATGCCAATTATTATAGATAACAATAAAGATGATGATAAAAAATAAGAACAGTAGCTATACTGTTCTTATTTTTGGATTTAAAATCTTTTCAATTTTATTTTTATATTTTTTTACTTTGTTATTTTTTTTATCCTCAATGGAACTATTTTTTATATATATTTTAGTCCATTCTTTATAAACTTCTATTACATTGGTATAATATTTATCACTGTTTGAAGAATTATTTCTCAAAGAAATTTCAACTACTAAAGTACGAACTGTTCTAAGGAACACTTGATGAAGTGATTGATAGATGTATATACCTCCGGCCGCCTGACTTGAAATATTCATACAAACTTGTTCTAAATCATTTAAAACATTATCTACCAAAGCCCAAAAATGAAATGGAAAATTAGAATTGTCTAGCCTAAATAAGTTAATAGCTTCATCTGTTGAATAATGCTTTAAGGCCTGGCGATTATTTTTCTTTTTAATTTTTTTTACTTGTTTATTAGAAATTCCTTTTATAGTTATTCTTTTTTCTAGTAATGAATAATATATGTCATCAAAATTAATTGAGTCTTCAAGCTTTTTATACTTTAATGGAAAATTATAATCATTATAAATTTTTCTAATTTCTTCTATATTAAAGTTTTTAAATAAACTATAATTTTTTTGCTGCAATTCAAGTAGCGTACCAATAGGCGATAATTTATAAACAGTATTTACTATATCACATTTTAACAATAAATCATTTGAAAACTGTTTTGCTATTTCGCTTGCTTTTTCTTGCTGTTTTCTCAAAATGTTTTTATGATATTGGTACATAGACCAAATAGCTGTAATGATAAGACCAATAGCAGTAAACCATATTCCCCAATTATCAAGTGAGATTCCAGCAATAAGTACTTCTTGGCTTTCGACAGTGGATGGATTTATTATTGTACAACTACTTAAAAAAAGGCAAGATAAAAATAAGATAATAATAAGTAAAATAATACAAAATAAATGACTAATAATATATTGAATGTATTTTCCAAAATTTTTTAAATGTCTAAAATTTTCTTCAAAAAAATTTTTCATCTTTCAACGTCCCCTTTTTTATAAAGTAATAAATAGATTATAGAAAGATTTAATAAAAATGTCAAATTAAATTTCCATTCGACAAATTTCTTACGACAAAGTAAACATAAAATGTTATACTATCAATAAGGAGATGATAGTATGAAAGAAATGTATATTAAATCTCTACGAATGATAAAAGAATTAAATATAAAAAATAAAAAGGAGTATAGAAAATTAGTAAGAAATTATTTAATTTTAAATTTTGAAAGTCTAAAATATATGAGTCAAACAAAAAGCTTTAGAAAAATTAAAAAAATGGCTAAAAGTACGTAAATTTAGCCATATAATTACTCTAAATACAAATAAAAATGTCTTAGAATTGATTCTCATGAAAGCCAATTTGTATCTTTAAATAGCAAGTTTTACGATGAAAATTTTAATGCAACATTTAATGCAACGCCAAGAAAAAGTTGTAAAAAACGAAGTAAAAATATAAAAAACATAAAAATTCATAATCTTTCAAAAGTGCTTTAAATAGTATAGTATAAAAAATAATAAAAATAGAAGTGAAGATAGAGCAAGGCTAATCCTTACCATCTCCACCATTTAAAGCACAAAACTAACAAAAAACAGTATTAGTTTAATACTGTTAAAACAAACCTAGAACCTGTAAAAGAGTTCTAGGTTATTTCTTTAAGTGATCTTAAAATATAAATTAAATAATTGTATAATATAAAGATAAATGCTATAATCAAAATGAAAATTAATATATAATTAAGAATGGAGGAAAAATATCTTTAATAAGTGTAAATAATTTAACATTTGAATACAATGAAAGTTATAAAAAATATTCGAAAATGTATTATTTAATATAGATACTAATGCTATTTGGAGGAATAATATCTATTGTAGCATTAATAATTGCATTAGTAACATTTTTTATTATAGAAGAATTTTACTTACAAATTGTAAGTTTTGTAATAGCTGGAATATTTGCAGTTATTGGAATAATATTAGATTTAGCAGGAGAAATAATTTTAGCTAAGAACTATAAAGAATATAATAAATAAACTATTTAAGATAGAGCACTTAATGTGGTTGTAGATAAAATGAACTTAGGAAATAATTTGTTTCAGACAATAAAAGAGGCAGGACTACAACAGGAAGCAGTTACTTAAAAAGAAACTAAAATAATTGGACAAAAGCATGAAGACTAAATAAATGGAGAATTAAATGGAAAAAAGAGATTTAT